TATACTCCTCAATCGAACTAGAGAAGACTACTCTACTAAACATGAATTGCGTGAAGATATGAAAATGGTATCAGACGCATTATATAGATTAGAGGATAAATTAGATAAAGTATTAGAGAGAGGAAAGTAAGATGGCTACTGCTCAACAATTAGTAGATTATATTCAAGCAAACGAGGATGTGCGACAGTCGGCAGATGCAATAGCACTAGCCGTTGCTCCAAGGGGAACACCAGAGTTTATATCAACATTTCAAAATGCGTTAATTAATCATGCCAGAGATTTCGGTGTAGCAGAAGGAAGAGCAGGTGCATCTGCATTGGTTGGAGACACTACTGCTGGTGGAGATGATACTACTGCTGGTGGAGATGATACTGCTGGTGGAGATGATACTGCTGGTGGCGATGATACTATACAAAATTTACAAAATCAAATAGCTGCTCAACAAGAACAAATAAATGAGTTACAAAACCAGCCATCTCTCATGTCACCAACGGTAACGGGAACGGCTACTCCAGCCCCCACACCAGTTACTCCTACTGATTTAGAACCTGTAACAGAGGATATAGGTGACGTACAGGCAGACACTACTGCAATACGTGGCGATATAGGAACTAGGGCCGAAGGGCAACCTGCAACTCTCATGGGGCAGACTGCTGGATTAGCACAAGGGCAGACAGATATAACGGGGCGTATTGGTACAGCCCCTACACCAGATGCTACATTGTTTGGTGGTCAGGCAGGATTAGCCCAAGACCTTACTACCGCACAACAGGGTATAACAGGTATACAGGCAGGTATTGGAGAGGCCCCCGTTGACCCTGTAACGGGCGATCCTGCAACTTTATTTCAAGGTCAGGCAGGTTTAATGTCTGGACAAACAGGGCTATCTACTGCTATAAGTGGCGTAGGGAATCAGGCTTCAGCTATAGGTAGCGATTTAACTGCATTGACAAATCAATTAACCAACTTTGAAAACCTGTCAAATGCAGATAGGGCAAATCTCCTATCAACATTAAATACTCGCGCTACTGAATTAAAAGACCTAGCAAACACGTATGGCCTACAGACAAATAGAATAGCAGAGCAACTTACAGGGATACCTGCACCAACGGGTATGATGGCACAAGCTGCACCAGTAGCAGGATCTTTACCTGCCGTATTAGCTGCGGAGAGAGCGCAAAATACCACTACCCAAAACATAAACAGGGGCCTCATGGACGTAGCTGAACAAGGGCAAGTAGGTGCGCTAGGGCCAGTTACTCCAGACCCAAGGGTATAGTATAAAAAGAAAGAGATAGTGATATGGCAAATTTACCGCAAGTATTTGATCCAGACATAGGCGATTCTGGCGAGTTTCGTGATCTTACTGACGCTGAAATACAGGAAGCAGCAGCTGATATATCAAATCAACAATTAGAAGAGGGTACACCTGACCCTACAGATCCTATAATACCTGAAGGTGCGCCTACGCCTACCACAAACCCTAACTTATTTAATTTTGATGAGCAGGGTAACCCGATTGTTACTACTGATCCTACTACGGGGCAAAAAGCATTTCAGATACGTGGCGATTTATTGGGCGGTGAGATAGTAGATCAGAGATTGGGTGATCCTTCCGTAAACCCTAACGTCACAACGCAACAGCTAGATACTAGGGCAGTTGCTATAGATCAAGGATTTAAAGGAACACCTACAGACGCATTAACTCAATCGTATATACAGGATGCAGCTGGGCAAAGAGGGTTAGTAGATCCTTTTGGTTTTAGAAGCGCAAGAGGTGTACAAACAGATATATCGCAAGACCCTAACGCAATGTTACCCACAGGGGCGCAACTAACTGCACAACTAATAGATCCTAATGCCCCAGGAACAATCATAGATCGGACAGACCGTGGCTTTCAAACTAGGGATTTAGCAGCAGGACAGACACTGGCAGGTGTAACTGATGCACAACAGGTAGCCAGAACTGACGCAAATGTAGCTTCAGCACAAACTGTTGCTGGTCAGGTAGCGATGGAAGATCTGGAAGCAGAGCAGTTTTTAAATGACATACGTTTAGTAAGAGCGCAACAGGAACAAGTAGAAGATAGATCTACTGTAAAGGGCCAACTAGGTATTATAATGGAGGACTTTGCAGGTGACTCCGTACCCCCTTGGGCATCAAATGCAATACAGGGGGCAGAAAATATACTGGCACGTAGGGGTATAACGGCATCTAGCGGTGTATATCAAGAGTTGTTATTAGAGACTGCTTTGCAAGCAGGGTTACCCATAGCACAGGCTGATGCACAGATATACGCACAGTTTCAACAACAGAACTTGAGCAATAGACAACAGGCAGAAGTAACAAACGCAGCAAATTTACTAACTGCCGATATAAAAGAATTAGACATTAGGCAACAGACAGCCGTATTAAATACACAGAACAGGGTACAGAGCCTGTTTACTGATGCAGCTGAGATAAATGCGACACGTAAGTTTAATGCAACTAGTGAAAACCAAACAGATCAATTCTTTAGCAATTTACAACAGGCAGTAAATTTAAATAATGCTAGTCAACGAACTGCAATATCTCAATACAATGCAGGTCAGGCAAATGCTATTGCACAGTTTAACGTAAACACGGCTAGGGCAAAAGATGAATTTTATGCTAGAAATCAATTAGCAATAGCACAAGCTAATGCTGTATTTAGACGACAAACAAACACGGCAAACATAGCAGCCCAGAATGCAGCTAATCAATTTAACGCCACTGCTATTCTTAATAGATCTAATACTGCGCTAAATAATCTGGTACAGTTAGCTAGGGATGAGGCAGATTATTTTTATCAGTCTGGTCAAAATGACTTACAAAGACAAAATAATTTAGCGGTAGCCACAATAAACGCAGAGGCTAGAGCAAAAGGAAAAGAAGGTGGTGGCAGTTTCTTGGGTGCAGCAGGTGGCATATTAGGTAATATATTTGGTAATCTAGCTGGTACAGAAAAAGGTGCTGGAGCCATAGTTGATTTTGTAAGCGATTTTAAAATACCATTCTTATCGTCATAGAGGAGTACTATAAATGGGAATAACTAATCCGTTTAGCAGAGTAAGAGTTCCTACTGCATTGTCAAGAACAGACATTGAAAGAACTAGATTACTTAGAGAACAAAAAAAGCCGACATCTAAACCGATTGCACCTACTGATACATTTAGCACCGCTAAAACGTATCAAGATGCTATACGTAATATGTTACAAACAAATACTTAAAAAAGGAGGAATAAGCTATGGCTATGGAAGATAATGAGTTTAATGAATTTGAAAGTGCAATACCAGGACAATCATTAGTTTCTGGGGAGTTAGGGTCTGTGCCTTTTGAAACACCAGCAGATTACTCTGATCCCGATGAGTACTATATGTTTTTGTACGAAAAGTTTGTTAATGAAGAAGAGAACGCAATTAATACTGTGCGATTACTTGAAATGGGAATTACGGCAGATGCCATCGTAGATGGTGTACTTATGAATGCATTTATGATGGGCCAAATATCTGCTGACTTAGGGGTTATTATGAAAGAGCCTCTTACTGATTTAATACTTCTTATAGGCCAAGAAGCAGATATACAAGTTGCAAGACGAAATGAAGCAGAAGACACACAACGACAAACTCAAGTGGATCTAGTACTTGCAACTTTAGCTGAAGGCGAAGAGGGCGAAGAAGGTATGGCACTGGATGATGACATGATGGAAGAACCATCTGGCATGATGGCTCCACCAGACGGTATGGATTCTATGATGCCTATAGATGATGACATGATGGCTGAAACACAAGAACCAGTACTAGAGGAAGAAGAAGAAGAAGAGCCTACAACATTAATGATGGGATAATACAATGGGATTAATGTCCGACCTAGGATCAGGATTAAAAGAGTTTAGTCAAAACTTCGTACTTTCGGCAGGTACACAGATTGCTGAAAACATTAAGAGAAAAGGCGAAGAAGACAGAAAAGATGTTAGAGATCATGTAAAACTGTTACGTGCTAATATTGCTAAAAATAAAGCTGCAGATAATAAAATAAAAGCAGGTCTACAAGGGCAATTAAATTATTTAACAACTAATTTGCCTAATGCACCTGTGGGTTTTTACAAAGATGCTATGTCTAGTAATGAAAATTTTAATGCTGTTAAAGCAGCCCTAAAAGCAGACACAAATAAAACAGGATACTGGTTTAAAGATATGGCGAAGCAATACAACATTGCAAATCCAGAAGATATATATAAAGCATCAGACAAGGAAAAAGTTAAACTATCAGACATAAGAACATCTAAAGGTACATACGCTCCTGCCGTTGAAGAAGAAGAAAAAGAAATGAGCCTAAAAGATATATTTAAATTAGGTTTTGGTGTGCCTGATCCTGTAGAGTCAATGCGTAGGGCTGAAAGAAGAATTGTTGCGTCTGGTAGAGGTACACTGTTAGAGCCAGATACACAGTATGCGTATGGTACTCCTACAAGGGGTATTCAACCTAGTGGATTGCCGTTCTCTCTACGGGGTAAAAGAACAGAATATAGTACGATGGAACAATCTGCTATAAGTCGATCTTTAACAGACCCAAGTGTTTTATTAATTGGGCAATCTGAAAAAGTAAAACCTTTCTTAAAAGGATTGTATGAAGAAGAAGAAAAATTAAATGCTGAACGAGTTAAATATGGTAAACAAAAAGCGCCTGATGAATTACAAGATAAAATAGATGCTAACAAAGAAAAAATAGAAGCACTACAAAAAAGAACATATGTTGATTTTAATACCCGTATGAATAGAGTGTTTGCTGAAATAGCAAAAGGTAATATAGATGCAGAGGATATTCAAAAACTTTTAGGAAACAATTCTAGTAAAGCAGATGCTTTAAAACTTCTTGAAGTATATCGTAAACAATTGGTAACTCTTTCTCAAGTAAAAGGTGGGCAATCACAACAAATAATAGAAAAAGCCTCCAAACCACCTATATTTTCACCTAATTAAGAAAGCGTAGTTATGCAAAATTCAGAAACAGCACCACCAACAGAACAAGAAATACGAGATTTATTAACTAGTATTGATAATAAACCTAGAACGCCAAAAAAAGAAGTAAGTCCAGAGCCAGATAGAATGCGCTCTCCTGAAACTATAGGCGAATCAAGAAAACAATTTATAGGAGATGAAATACCTCCTCCAGATAAATCTGAAGATGACTTTGGTTTTGGTGACTATGTAAGTGATGTAGGAAGAGGCATTGCCTATGGTGCGTCTAAAGGTATAGGGCAGATGTATAACCTAGCCTTGGACGCAGGTAATTATATAGAGGAAGATTTACTTAATGGTTCTATAGACGTTGTTCCTAACGAAGACTATGAGGTAGAAATAGCAGAGCCTCAAACAATGGCAGGTCAGTTAGCATCGGGGGTGGGGCAATTAGGTGTAGGTATTGTTCCAGGATTAAGCATACTGAAACTTGCTGGCGGTATAACAAAAATGGGTGCATACGGACTGTCAAGAATAGGTCTGTCTGGAGGTAACACAAATTTATTAGCTACAAGTATGGGTAAAAAAGCAGTCTCCGTAGCAAATAACAATGTCGTAAAATCTATGGCAAAAGGAGGTGCAACAGCAGGTGTAGCAGAACAATTAGTATTTGATCCAACAGATGCTAGACTAGCTGACCTAGCAGCATCGACAGATATTCCAATATTAAAAGATGTAGGTGAGCTTCTTAAATACCATGAGGGTGATTCAGAAATGACCGCCCGTATTAAAATGGCAGCAGAGGGTTTGGGCATAGGAACAGTTATGGATGGTGCAGTCCAGTTGGTTAGTCTATTCGGTAGAACTATAAAACCAAGAACTGTAGATGAAAGCCCTCTAGGTAAAAAAGGAAAACCTTTAACAGTAGAACAATTAGAAGAATTAGCTGATGAGGCTAAACTAGATGGCAATCCTTCTGGTGATCTTTCCCCTAGAGCGCAGATGGTAATTAAAAGCACACTAGAAAAACAAGGCAAATCTACGGAGTTTATAGATAAATATGTAGGATCTATAAATTTAAATAGAATAAATTCTAGTCAGTACGAAATATATAATCTTATAAACGACACAGGTGAAGCTCTCAGAGATAAATATCTAAAAGATAATCCTAACGAAACATGGCCTCCTACTCAAACTAATAATAAGTCTTTAGAACAGGCTGCTGATTTATTAGGGCATGAAAATGTAGAAAATATGCTAGACGTTGTTTCTAAAAATCAAGGAACACTAAGTATACGCACAGATGCAGAGGGAAATGTTGTATTAGGATCTGGCCTAGAAGGTGCTACAGAGTATGCATTAGCTGCTCGACAACTATTATTTGATACGGCAGACGTATTGTTTGGTCTAGCTAGAGAAGCAAACACGTTAAAAAAACAAGGTAGGGGGTCATTATCTGAATATAAACAAGTAAAAGCAGCGTACACTCAACAGCTATTAGCATATGAATCTATTCAAAATACTGTAAATGGCATAGCTAATGAGTCAGGTAGACTGCTTCAGTCATTTAATATTAATATACCTAACGGCCCCAAAGCAAGATGGATGGATGATCTAGTAGAGTCTGGCGGTAAAGACATTGATTCTCTTATACAATCAATGGCTAAAGAAGAATTTGTAGGTTCTGCAGCAATGCAAAAACGCATAGACCTGTTAAAGAAGGGCGTTCAAAAAAACTGGTTACAGAAGGTAAAAGCAGGTATTGGGCAATACTGGTATAATTCTATATTGTCTGCCATTGATACTCAGATAGTAAACATAGCAGGTAACTTAGGGGTACAGTTTGCACGTACTGCAATAGAGGGAACCTTTGGTGCAACAAGAGGATCATTAAGATTATTAGGTGCTAAAGTTACAGGCCAAGAGGTTGACCCCTCTAGTGTCATGCTGTTTGGAGATTTGTATCAAAGACTACGAGGCATGACCGTAGGTAAAGCGAGTGGTAGCGGAAAATCAGATGTTGTATCTCTTGAAATAAAAGAAATAGATAATCTTCTAAGACAAGAAAAAGCAAATCCATTAGTTATAGATAATTTGTTTTATAATATACGTGCAGGAAAATATGGTAAAAATACAGATAAGTTACCACCTGACCAATTTGTTACACAAATAATAACAAAAGAAGGTATGTCTAACTTATACAAAAAAGAATTAGATGCTATGGTAGCTTCTCATGGTGCTTCTGTATCTAACGCTGCAAAAACAGGACGTTTGTTTTTAGAAGTTTTAAGAAAAGAAATGCCCGTAGATCCTAGATATGGGCGTTACGAAATAGCAGAAAAGGCAGGAACTGTGCAGTCTATACCTAGTTGGGTGGGCAGAGTTATTCGCGCTCCTACTACTGGTATGGCAGCATTTGATACTATGTTCAAAGCAATAGCAGATAATGCAGCTCTATATGAAATGGCTTCTAGACAGGTTAGAGCTATTAGATATGAACTACAAAGAAAAGGTGGTTCTGAAGTAGTAGAGTTAGCTGATGGCACAAAAGTTACAGTAGACGAAAAACATTTTAAATTAGTAGGTGATGATGGTGCAGGTGAAGCACTAGATCCTAGAAACTTAAATGCCTCTGAAATGATAGAATATCTAGTAGCTAACCCTACACCAAAGATGCTACAGGACGCAGAGAAAGAATTTTTAGAAGCTACATTCCAACAACAGAATGCTCTTACAAAAGGAGGTGAGGCGTTTCGCAGAATATTAGATAAGTCAGGTATTGGTTTAGGAACAGCCCTGATGCCATTTGTGCGTACCCCACTAAATTTACTGATATATTCATTAGAAAGAACGCCTCTTGGTCTATTAAACCCTGATGCATTTAAAAACAGAAAAATGCTAAAACTACTTAGAGATGTAGATGTAGATGATCTTACAGAAGCACAGGCTAAAAAGTTTAGAGAGCTAAGTAGAACAGAAGAGCTAATAAAAGAACAAAGAATAAATAGACAACTAGCAGGTATGACATACCTTACGGGTGCGTATAGTTTAGCACAGGCAGGTATAATAACTGGTGGTGGCCCTACAGATTATGCAGAACGAGATAGGCTAAGAAAAACTGGATGGGAGCCGTACTCTATAAAAATAGGAGATACATATTATCCTATATCTAGATTAGATCCTTTTTCACAGATAGCAGCACTAGCTTCTGACTTTCAATATATAACCAATGAGTTATCTAGGGCAAAACTATCTCCTGCTGAAAGAAAGGACTTTAACACTCTGTCATTTTTTGTGGCAAAAAGTATGTTTAAAAACTTAGTAACTATGATTTCAGATAAAACTTATTTAAAAAGTATGGGAGAAATTATGGACACTATATACTCTCCTAGATCAGACAATATGCTTGAGAAAGCAATAGCTGCTGGTGCGAAAGCATTTGGCACTGTTGTAGGTGGTTTTGTTCCTAATATATTATCTAGGGGAGCAGAGACACTTGCCAGCACAGATGAAGATGGTAATAAACAAGCAAACTTTTTTTACGATCCTGTTATAAAAGACTCCTATGTAAATATGAATGCCCTTAAATTATTTGTGGCAAAAATGACTTCTAAGATTCCTGGAGCAAGAGAAACTTTAAAAGATATACTTGGAGAAGAAAATGCAGGATTGTACCCAAGAATAGACGAATTTGGTAGCATCGTAAATAGAGCTAGGGCTGCTAAATTATTTAATGACACAGACACCAATGCAACATATTTAGAAAACACGCTAAAGAAAATTGGAAATATTGTCGTACTTACTAGACCAGGTACTGAAATACCTACGGCAGGTTTGTCGGCTACTTTAGCAGAACTAAAAATAAAACCAAAGTTCACAGATCCTAATATAAAAATACCAGGAACTAATCAAAAGAAAAAATTAAATTCCTTTTTGTTTTATAAAAAATCCATATACGAAGGGGAAAGATATGTTGAGTATTTAACAGAAACAATAGAATCAGATGCATATAAAAAATTGTATAGAATATCTATTGAAAACGACAGTAGGAAACCAGTTGTAGATAAACTTAGAGCAGAATTAATAGAAAATGCAAAGAGGATGGCTATAACAGTTACTGAAGATGCAATGAATAACCGTGAAGTATATTTACTGGCAGGAGTAAACGATAGAGTAATTCAATCTGCTTTAGTAAAAGAGAGTTCTTTATTAACATCTGAGTACGAAGTGTTAATGAATAAAAAACAAAAACTTATGGAAAAGGCATTTAAACAATGATTACAATACTAGGATCATTAATTGGCTTTGCAGGTTCTGCGCTACCTAAAGCCTTTGATATGTTCTCCGATTGGCAGGACAGGAAGCACGAACTTGCCATGATGGATCGCCAGATAGAGGCATCTAAACTAGCGCACACACAAAAGCTAGAGGCACTGAATATAGAGGCCGACATAAGTGAGAGCAAGGCTCTGTACAAACACGATCAGTCGATGAAGTCAACGGGCTTTATGGCAGGACTGAGGGCAAGTGTAAGGCCAGTTATAACATACTTATTCTTTACACTATTCGCAGTCATCAAAGGCACTGCGCTATATGGCCTAATATATACTGACGGTATCGTATGGGAGATAGCAATACAGACACTGTGGGATGAAGAAACGCAAGGCATATTTGCTGCCATCATATCATTCTGGTTTGGAAGTCGCGCACTCCAAAGATCTAGGAGCAGTTCGTAAAAATGGTAGATGCAAACTTAGATCAACAAATGGAAGAAGTGCTTAACGTAACGGGCGATGATCCTCTATCGGATGCTATGGGTGATCGACTAGTAACACAACAAACCTCTATGTTAGCAGACGTAGCAGGTAAAGATGGCATGATCTACGAACCTGATCAAAAATTAGATTACAGAGATACTATGGGGTTGTTATTTCCACTGACCCCTAATGATCCTATATTTGATGACATTAAAAAAATGTTTGAAGAGGAAGCGTATGGCCCTGCAATCGCTACATCTGCACTAGCTACTCTAGCTGTAATACCAGGCTTTGGGAGACTACCAAAATCGGCAGCTAAAAAGATAGCTAGAGAAACTGCTGAGTCATTAAAGAAAAGTAAGACAGTAGAGCCTGACGTAGCAGGGCCAACAAAAAAAGCAAGTGAAGAAGTTTTAGGTAAAGATATTATAAAACCACAAGGTAGAGGTTTAGATAAACAATTTGCTGACTATGCTAAACAAGCATTAGAAGCGCAAGGAAAAATAGAATTACCAGATGGTACTATTATATCAGAAGCTCCTTTTAAATATAGTGATGATATAATAAAAATTATTAATACTACATATAATAGCACTACTGTAAAAGGTCTTACTTCAGCTAGAAAAGCAGAGCTAGGTAGAAAAGTTCCAGAAGGAAAACTTGTTGCAATAAGACCTAATTTAAATTCAGATATAAATGATGAAGCTGTACCCATTCCTAAGATAGGAAAACCAGATGAGCCTAAGAAACAACCTCTCTTATCTGTACAAGAAGGGGGGAAAGTAAAAGGAACTGTATATGCAGATCAACCCTATGTGCTTGTAAATCCTACTAAAGATAAAGGTGTAGTATCTTTTACTGTAGATCAAAACTTGAGGGCAGAAGTTGCAGGAGGAGCTAATAAAGATCGTTTGATGGCTGTTAGAGGTGATTACACTGAGTATGATGTAAGTAAATTTTCTATTAATGATCCTAACGTTGTAGAAATAAAATTTAATCCTGCACTACAACACCTAGCAATTAGAGCAGATACTAATGAAGCCTTAGTAGGATCTAAAGGAAAAGTCTTAGTTATTGCAGATAGAATATATGCTTTAAAAGATGATTTAATTTATGCTAGAAAACGAGATGCTCCAAAGGCACTTGGAGGACACAATACTAATGTAGTATATAGATTAAATAAAGGTGGTCTTCTAGACGATCAAATGGAAGAGTTGTTTAACGTAACGGGAGATGATCCACTATCGGATGCGTATGGAGATGAGCGTCTTATATCTGGTCAGGTTCCTATGGAAAGAAATCCAGACTTAGAAGATTTAACTACTGTTGGTAAGGATTTTTATGGGAAGTCAATATCAGGTACAGAAAATTTAACAAGTCAGATGGATAAAATTAGAAGTGAGGAAGATTATAGTAGATTATTCATATATGACTATGGAGATGATCGTATACAGAAAGAAGTAATAGATAAACTACCAGAGGATAGTGGGTTAAAAACATATGCTAATATAGTAGGGCCACAGTTATTTCAAACAAGCATGGATGTACTTCAAGGTACATTAGGAATAGTAGGATCAACTACAGACGGTGTAGAAGTAGGTTTAAAAACTATAGAGAAAAATTTTCCTGAAGCGTATAAAGTATTATCTAATAATAAATCTCCATCTGCTGCGGCTGCATCTTTAAGTAGAGATATAATAGCTTTACTTGAGGTTAGTGAGGCTGCTATACCACCTATAACTCCTGCTATTAGGGGTGCGACTAAGGCTGTTAAATCTGCACAGAGCATTAAACCAACAGCCGAATCATTAAAGAAAAGTGAAAGCAAAGTTGCTCCTGATTTGGATATACCGCCAGCACCACCAAAAAGAAACAGACTTACAGAACAAAATACATATGATTTGCCTATAGACAACTCAGTTTTTAATTACATTGATGAAACTGATAATTATTATTCTAAATTATTTGATGATATATTAGGTTTAGAATCAAGTAAATTAGTAGATAAAGATGGAAACATAAAGGTAAAAGTATTTGAAAAATGGCTTAGTGAAAATGCCCCTGCTGGTCAGGCAAAATACACTGGTCTACAAAATCTTATAGATAATGCAAAAAAAGAAGGAGTAGAAAAACTTTCAGTACTTGATACTATAGCAACTAGATATGACAATAACCGAATTGTACTTACCGAAAGTGTAAGACGTTTTAATCCAAATGATAACTCAATTGATAGATACGGAAGACTATTAGATATTCCGCATAATGTAAGTGATCCTAGACATATATATTATAGTGATCATAACAATAGGTTCTTTGTTGGGGGAGGTGGGTCTAATTTTACGTCAAATAATATAACAATAGACCCTACTATAAATCGAGACTACGGCACTGGTGTGACGAGATCTAAGAAAGAAGCATTTTCAGAAAACATTCTTTATCCTAACGTAAAGCCATTGATAGACGTTAGAAATTATGAAGAAATGATAGTTAGTTTACCTGCATTACCAAAAGATACTAAGGTATCAGTATCGCCTTTACCTCGTACTAAGACTAGCTTTCCCCAACAGCGTTACTTCCCCTCACAATATAAACTTGCAGACCCTGACGCAATAAAAACATTTCCAACTAGAAAAGACTATACACATTCCCATTATCCAAATGAATTAACTAATTTATTTCACATTAGGTACACAAAAAATGCTGATATAGGAGATGGTAAATCTGATACTTTTATATGGCATGAAGGTCAGTCAGATATAACACAAAGAAGACAATACGTTGAATACGATGAAGATGGAAATCCTTTGAAGGATGAATATGGAAATATTATAACAAGACCTGTAGTAACACAGATTGATAAAACAAATCCAAAAACAGGCATAGCAAGAAGTTTAGAGACTAGATATAGAGAAGCAGAAGTTGCTGATGAGCTTTTACAAAAAAGACAAAAAGCAATAGAAGGTATGGATAAGCCTACGGTTACGGTGAGAGGTAAAGAAAAAAGAGAACCATATTTTCCTGATCCAGATTATTTTGAACAAGATAGTGATCTAAGAGAAAGAATTAAAGAGGGTCTAGGTGATGTTAGTTTTTCTGAAAGGTCAGTATCTAGAGTGCATGATAATATAGATTCAACTTTAGCTGCTGAAAAACCATCAAGTAGACGTATAGATAAAGCTGAAGATAATTTTTTAGATCCATATGGACGTGATATAAACTTTACGTATAACGATCCTGGAAGTACAGAGCCAAAAAGAATATTACCAGAAATTCCATTCTTAAAAGGGGATGAAGCTGACAAAAGTAAAATAACTAATCTTATGTTTCAAAGAGCTTTAAAACAAGCAATAGATTCAGGACACGATAAATTTGCTTGGCCTACAAGCGAAACAATTAGAAAATTTAGCGGTGGGAGTGATGCACCTACAGGCGTTCTTAAAACGTACGATGAAGATTTTATAAATATGGCTAAAAAAATATATAATAGTACGAAGAAACCAAAAGATCCTGCCTTTGAAGAGTGGTGGCGTATGGAAGAAAGAGTAAGACCTATATCTTTTGAAGGAACATTTAAAATAAAAGATGATGTTAGTCAAACTGATTTATATCAAATAGCTGAAAATATAGAAAACGGTTTAAATACGAAAAAACAAAGAATACATAACAAAATGGAAGAATTAAAAGTAGAGCAAAGGCAAAATCCTAATGACAAGGAACTGAAAGAGCTACAAGAAATATATGAAAATCAGTTTAAAGAACTAGTAGTATCACAACAAAATGTGCTTCTTCGTATTGATCAATTTAAAAAAAATATACAGTCGGGAGAAGCTAGACAAAATTTAATTAAAGAAATAAACAATATTTATAGCAAACCTTCTGGCATTAAATTAGAAAAACAATTTAAACCCCATGTTATTCCTGGAAGTAAAGGTAAAAGAGTAGACAACTTAATGCCACATATAGAAAATAATCCTCTTGTGGGGGATTTAGTAGAAAATGCAAATATACAAAATTATTATGTTATGGAGATAACTCCTGAAATGAAAGCTATGTTTTCGCGTGGAATACCCTTTAATAAAGGCGGGATTGTACAAGACAAAATGGACAATCAAATGAAACAACTATTTGCAAAGTAACAATATGGAATACTATAGAAACTATTACACACAGAGAGGAATAGATATGAACGCCATATTAGATAGTATAGGTGGTTGTGGTAAAGAAAGTATACTTTTTGTAACAGAGGATAGTGTGATGGTAGAAGACAATACAGATACCCTTACGGGATGCAAGTGTGATAGTTGTATTGAGTGTGGGTGTGATCCTGAAGTATGCAAGTGTGGATGCCATAAAAGTCCATTTGACAAAACAGAAATATTTAAAAATAAAGGAGAACGATAATGCCTTATGGAAAAGGAACATATGGAAGTAAAGTTGGAAGACCCCCAAAAAAGAAACCTGCTAAAATGATGCATGGCGGTTCTATGAAAAAGAATAATAAAAAGAAAAAATAAATTAAATGCTGGATATTACTCAAGAAGCTAAAGACTATCTTCGCGTTATTACAAAGGAACACAATAAAGAATATATAGCCTTTGGGGTTAAGGGTGGAGGGTGTTCAGGGTTTTCCTATATATGGGATTTCTCTGAAGGCCCTCTTAAAGAAGATGAACTAATAGATTTAGGAGATGGTATATCTCTTGTAGTTGATGGCATGAGTGTTATGTATACGTTAGGAAGTAAAATAGATTACGTTAAAGAGTTAGGCGGTACATATTTAAAAGTATTAAACCCTATGGCAGACAGTCAATGTGGTTGTGGAGAATCTTTTTCAGTTAGGATGTAATTAAACGTGAGAAGAATGACAGATGAGGGTCTTGACCTCATTAAATTATATGAAGGGTATTCCTCTTCCCCCTATCTCTGTCCTGCACAACATTGGACTATAGGATATGGGGCCATCTGGGGCATGGATGATAAACGAGTTACTGAAGACCACCCTGATATTAATAAAGATCAGGCAGACTATTTGTTAAGGAGAGATGTTAAGAAGTCTGAGATGGCAGTTCTCAGACATATACGAGTTCCACTAGAAGATGGACAGTTCAATTCTCTTTGTTCATTCGTATTTAATCTAGGCAGTGGTGCGCTACAGAGCAGTACACTAAGGCGTAAGATTAACAGAGGAGACTACATTGGTGCAGCTGACGAATTTCCAAGATGGATATGGGCTGGAGGTAGACGCTTAAAAGGATTAATAAAAAGAAGAGAGCATGAACGTGCAATGTTTCTTGAATGAGGATATGAAATGGAAGATGGATGGTCAGTAATTACACAAGGGTGGCCCATTGCATTAGGGTTTATAACGCTTGTAATTGTCTTGGCAAAAATGCATGGTGAAATAGATACGTTAAAAGAAAAGGTTAAAGTCTTATTTGAATTATGGAACAGTAAGGGAAAATGAAAGAACTATCAGACATAAATACAATGTCAATAGAACTAGTAGAGTTGATTACTCCAATGCTAGTTATAATGTTGGCATTGATACTTACATTAATGGTACGCGATTTTGCCACTAACTTTATAAACGGAATTAAATTTAGGATGCACTCTAGTTTTCAAGAGGGAGACAAGTGCATACTCGATGGAGACAAAGCCATCATACTAAAGATAGGTTTCTACGAAACTGTATTGCAGATAGACAATGGCAGGGGCGTAGTGTGGCGGTTCCTACCCAATGAAAGAATAAAGTTTCACAAACTAGAAAAGGTAATTAAAGATTTACCATCGAAAACTACTTAGGTTCTTTTTTGTAGTCTTCTAACACCACCGTTTGGTAATATCCATCAGGATTATATCCCCTAATTTCTTCTATTAATACTTTGTCCTCTGGTTTTGCACAGTCTTTCGCATATCTCTTTACTATGCGTAAACTAAAACTAGAAGTTGTTATTCTATTTCCATTAGGTTTTGTTATTGTTACTTTAAATTCCATGTTTACCCCCCAAAAAACGTGATTGTTTAAAAATCAACCTCATAGGATAAGGCAGAAGGGGCTGCAAAGACACCCTCTGGTAGGTGTAGTCTAGAATTTACCTACCTACTCTGTAGCCCCCTTTAAAACGCCATATACGCGATTTGGCCTATTTTAACCTTAACTTAGGTGTAATCTAAAGAGATTTGATAGTAACGTAAGTTGTTCCGTTGTGTTTGTCAGTCATTAGTCTCTTGTAAAGAGAATGTCGTATCTGTTATTTCACCTGTTGTTCCAGCGTCCACCATACATAGCTGAGTTATGTTTGATGGCAATATAACATTAGCAGACCACGTACCTGTGTCTTTATTCAAATGTATTATAGTTACGTGACCTTTATTAGATACTCCTCTAAATATTATTCTTTCTTTGTGAAGACCTTCAATAACTCCCGCAGCTGTTGGAAGCGGTTTACACCCCATTTGGGGTGACGGTTGAGCCGTGGAAAGTCCAATAAAAGATAACAATATAGCACCTGTTATTCCTCCTAATATTAATTTATTTTTCATGTCAATATCCTATACGGTAAAAGTTTTTCTAAGATGTTTTTCTAAATAGTCTAACGCTCTTTTTAGTACATTTGGATCATCATCAAAACCACCCAAGGCACGATTGCATTTGTGGCACAACCATCCCCTGAATGTCTCTGTGTCATGGCAATGATCCAGTACCCAAGGGCCATTCCTTGTGTTACCTTTGCCCTTTACTTTCTCTGCATCCCCACCACAGATGGGGCAACTGTATCCCTCTTCTGGCATACCGTGTTCTTCTCGTAACTTTTCCCTTACCTTCTGTAATTCATAGTTACAAGCCTTGCATTCAGGGCGTAAAAAATTAGCCCCTGAACTTGGCGAAAATGCAGAAAGGGGTAGATATGTATCACACTTACAGCATACCTTCCCCTCACCTGCACCTAGATCCTCATGTTCTAATGTAGGAAATAGATTTAATTGCATATCATGCAACCTTATTTAAATTAATAAAGTATTGCCTATTATAACCTCGCTCCCACTCTTTATATTCAAGAGACTTGGGTTTGTACGGATTATAACTATTCACCCTAAAACCTTCCCTTCCTTCAAAAAAGGCTTTATCATTAAGGTGCTTACGTCTTTTCTTGTTCGTAAATCTATACCTATTAAACACTGCATACTCCTCCTGTACCGCTTATTTCACATATATCGTGAGTCTCTACGTGTTCATCAAACTCTTCTCCAAGTTTGTCTACTGCCTCAGAGTAAGGAACAGAAGTAAGTGGCTGACCTCCCCTAGAGCCATCAGGGTATACTGTAAACCCTCGTAGCCTATGGGCATACTTAGCCAGTGTGTCTGCAAAGTCATCTATTAGGTCAGGGTTATTTAATTTAGTACCCCAAGCAGGTAGATTAATTGTTGAACTGATGGACATATCTACGTAATCCTGTACGTCTGCCTGAAATCGCATACGTCGTTTGTAATCTTCTGCTAAGTCTAATGCAGACTCTATACTCTCAGGGTCTACGCCATATATGTCTATTAACTCTTGTGCAGATGAATCAACTACATATTGATACTTCCACCTGTGTCCACCTGTAAGATATCTTCTTTTGTATGCAACAGCAAAGATAGGTTCTATGCCAGAAGAACTGCCAGCAAGAATAGAAATACTGCCAGTGGGAGCAATCGCTCTATTCGCAACTGGCCTAGATATTGAAAGCTCGTCTGCAAATCTTTTAGAAACGTCATCACTAACTCCTTTATACACTGCCAACCAACGATGTAAATCATCGGTAACTTCATACTTTTCTCCTCTTTTAATTAACCATTCATGTAATCCCATTATGCCTAAACCCAATCGTCTATTTTTTTCTCTAATCTCATAGACTTTTTGGTAGGGTAACTCAGCCCTCAATGTTCCACATATTAAGAACTTTGTAGCTAGATTAACAATGTTTGCTAATTCAGATATATCCTCAATTCTACCAAAGTTAATAGAGCCAAGATTGCAAACATCACTGTCATCACCACTACATACCTCAGTACAAGCGTTGCGAAGTGTCTCATTCTCATTCTCCATAAAGTTAAAGCTAAACCCAGGCTCCCCTGTACGCATAGCTTGGGCCACGTTTTCCTTAAACGTATCTCCGTACCCTTCGCCATTCCAATAGTTTAGCAACCACTCTGTATCGTAGTTAATTGATATGTTCGTCATATCTAACGGTGCAGGAAAATTAAAATCCTGTTCTTTTATTTGCTTCAAAGTAAAACCAGTATCGCCCACTGGCATCGTATCCCAATCTTTTGCATGTAGGAATGTAGATACGTCTTTGTGTTTCCAATTAAGAGATGCATATATAGCAGACCTGCGACTACCCCCTTGCATCACCTTCTGTCCTATAGAGTTTATCATTTGCATTTTAGGAATAGGGCCAGATGCTAAACCGCCAGACCCACCAAGAACTTTACCTGCTTCTCGATACACCGAATAGTCTACGCCTATCCCACCGCCTGTCATCAGACAAGACTCAGATTTCCAGCTTAGATTAGCCCAATCTTCTCTCGTATCCTCTTCTGCCTTTAACAAAAAGCAGTTGTTGTAAAACCTTTTCTTACGTCCTGCGTAGTAAAGATACCTACCCCCAGGAATAAACTTCAGTTCATCCACGTATCTGGTAAGTTCATCCTGTTCTTCAATAGTCATAAGGTTCCGTTCACCTGTTCGCAAAGAACCGCATACATCTTTTACAAGTGTCGATGCTAAGTCCGACCATGTTTCACATCCATCATGGGCATACTTATACTTAAATATATCTTCCGAAAATTTATTTCTAAATTGAGGATTATTATTAGACTTAAACGATGACACTTTACTTCTTCCCTTCGTTCTCTTCTATTACACAGATTAACCTATTCAAGTACCATTGCGCTTTTTTTAAATCCTCTAAAGGTTTGCCTTTGTAATCAAATCTCCATAGATATTTAAGTATATTACCTTGTAGATAGTATTTAAAATTTGGCATAGTTGCAGCTTCTATTGCATCAATACATTCTATACCGCTTTGATTGTAATGGGGTGGATGGTTTATCATGTCTTTCATCTTATTACTTTCCGTTTGCTATTTCTCTTGCTTCTTCTGGAGAGTACCCCTCTTCAAATATTAACTCATATATAAAGAGATCACGGGCATTGTATGTATCGTCATACTGTTCATACTCCTCATACTCTTCTTCTTCTTCTTTTTTCATGTGTATGTCCTAATGTTTCGTTACGGGTTTAACGGGGAAAGGTATTATTACATCTTCCATATCTTTTCCCCCTCTCATTTTTTCCATGTCTTCAAACTGATCATAATATATTTCAAGCAGGGCATCAAGAGCAGGTGGCTCTAAGGATGATACAGCGCACATTGCTTTCATTATATCTGTAACAGTATCTAAAGCAGTATCAGATACTTCGGGCATAGACTCACTCATTATTGGTAAAACTTCAAAGTATATCTGTTTTGTTTCTGGATCTACTGACATTATTTTTATTAGTACGCAGAGTTCGTTTGGTTGTAGATTTAGTCGGTTTTTTATTCTCATTGTTGCCTCTCTTTTTTTCGTTTATCCATTCTTCGGGTATGAGTTGATCGGCAAATATAAAACCATACTTGTTGCACCAATCTCCATAAGTAGTTTTGCTTCCTTTTCTTAGTTTATTTTTAGAGTTAGAAAATACAAACCTTAAATCTAAATCAGGGTACTGTTCTTTTACCAGTAAGTGCTTTTGTCTATCCTGTACGGTAAATATTCCTTTTGTTTCTACTACTATACCGTTGGGTAACCAAAAGTCAGGTGTGTAGTTTCGTTGTTTTTCTGGTTGAACAAAGGGTATCTTTTTAATTTCATAGCAATCTAATATATTTAAGAAAGCTAATTGTTCAGATACCCTTTCTTCTAAACCAGATCTAAAACCATGTGCTATTCTATAATCGAATGCGACCATAGTTTATTGAACCAAACGGGCGAGTACGAATATACGTTTTTTGTACATTCCCACCTACTGCATCTCTGTAAGATGCTTGAGCTTCCTGTAGGTTTTCCCATGCCTCACGTACCACGGCAGTTTGACGATGTTTTGCCTCATGCCTTAACTCACGTAGCTCGTTACTAAGCTCTGAAATACGTTCATTAAGATCTTCATCTGTTAAATCTGCGTATGGATTTATGTTTTCTTCTTGTGTATTCAAGCCACTTCTCCTTCCATGTTGTTTAGTTCTGTGTATGCAACTATAGGTTTGCTCTTTGCCTTAGAGAATACTGACTCTCTCTCTTGTAGATTAGGCCAACAACTAAATCTATATTTACACCAAGAACATTCCATACCAAGTCTTCTATTACCAGTAATAACTCTGTTAAAAGTTTCTGGTTCATCTTCAAAGCACCTCTTAAAAGGTGCATCTGAAACTAATGCATCTATCTTCTTTTCTGCTTCTTTTAAAATGCCAGATACTTCTGCCGTAGTGTCGGTGCTTTCTATTCTGTTAAGCTCCCCCGTGGCTATGTTCATCGCCCATATACCGCCAGCAGGTTTACCCGTAGCCGAAGCATATACGTGCAACTGTGTTACGTATCCGAAAGAATCTTTCTCCTTTAATGCATTCCAACTAATAAACTTATTCCTAAAAGCAAAGTCTGAAGTAGATTTTATGTCATCTACTCTGCCATCATCAAAAGATAAGTCAGCTTCTCCCGTTACTGTATGCTTACCTATCTTAGTGGTAAGGTTCTGAGAAGACTTGTATCCTTCTAGATTAGCTTCCTTTATAACACCCTTTAGTATAGCCTCTACTACATCTCCTACCATCATTCGCAGTAAAAAGTTGTATGAAGGTGCTACTCCTTTTTCCCCTTTCTTTTCCATCTGCAACTGGCACAAGGGCCTACCAAGATTAGATGGTCTTACTTTAAACTCTCTCCTGTTTGTTGAAGAAGCAAACTGCTTACGTAGTGCGTCAGCTACATCATTGCATACGGTGGAGATAGTGTCCTCTGTCATGGACACCTCCCCATCCATATTCTTTTGAAGCCAACTAAGAACCTTTGCTAACTTCAAATCCATCAAGCAGCATCCTCATTAAGATCTATAAAATCGTCATCTCCATCAGACCCTGCCGAACCACTAGCTGATGTATGCTTCTCCATAACCCACTTATTAATTTGAGCTATGTGATCGTGGAACTTACTAAAGAGTGCTACCGTATCATCATCCATAGGATAAGAAGTATCGTCAGTAACAGATACATCTATATCGTAGTACGTGACACCGCCAGATACTCTCTTGCTCTTCATCTTAACTAATCTAGAGTTAGGAAGAACACGTTTCTTAGAAACCATATCCAAGAAAAACTTAGATAAAGTTTTACCAGAAGTCTTACCAGATAATTCTATCTCTACAGGTAAAGTAACCTCTGTCTTTTTACCCTCTTCGTTGACACCTTTCATAGTTGCTTCACCATAAAAGATAATCATTAACCTACAAGATCGCAAGAACTCTTGCCTATCTTTGCTAAGAGACTTCCAATCTTTAATATACTCAAGGGGTCTACCACACTGGAAGTCACCATCATCAGATGGGGCTTCATCGCGTGGCCCTTTAACTAGTACAGAATGTATGTATGATCCCTGTACCTTTTCACCATCCTTAGTAACTCGCTCCGCAAATGCATCGTAACGCTTGTATCTATAACGATGTTCGTAATAGCGAAAGGATACTTCCTTCGCGTATACCTTACCTTCATCGGTACTTACTGAGAAGTGTCCAGATGGACAGATGATATCGCCATTGCTGTCCTCTAAGTTTTCCCTCTCTATTCTTAATCTAGCGAGAGAACTGGATGAATTAGACTCACCGCCTGTTTCACCAAAACTCTTGGCTAACTCTGCCAATACAGCAGACTCTTCCATCTTTACTAGTTCTTGTGTTTCAGCCATTGTTTTTCCTTTCTATGTGTAAAGACAAGACCTTCAGTTATACACAAAACAACTGTCTTTGTCAAGACATATTTAGCCAGTTGCTTCCTGTTTTTGTCTCGATAGGTAAGGGTACATCCATGTTTATATTATAGTATAAGTAGATACGATCCTTTGTTGAACTAGGAGATAGTATGTCCTCCACAAGTCGTTCAACCCTATCGACTTCTTCATTCGGGCAGTCGAGTAACACACTGTCATGCACCGTATTCACTATTGTAGTTCTTAATTTGTTTTTTTGTAGCTCCTCTCTTAATGCGACAAGACACAGTGGAACAATGTCTGCCGTAGCCAGTGCTTGTACGGGATAGTTCTTAATCTTTGTAGCACCCGTTGCACCACCTGTCTTGGTTCTCTTGGCATGAGGGAATGCAAACTGCCTACCTGTCGGCAACGTAATGCATTTATTCTTGATGGCCTCAGTCTGTAAACTCTGATGCCATTTTTTTATGCCAGAGTATTTGTCAATAAAGTGTAGGTTGTAAGCCTTCTCAGCAGGTGTGCCACTCATCGCCCCATACAGTGGAGCAAACGTCCTACCCTTGGCCTCTTGCCTAGATGTAGGCTGACCATTGTTTGTTAGATAGTCTGCCGTATACGAGTGTACATCAAAGCCTGTTTCTATTTCTTGTCGTGCCGTTTCATCAGCAGATAGGAATGTAGCTACCCTGAACTCCAGTTGTGCGAAGTCAAATTCAAGCAGTGTGCCACCATCGCCATACCTAGACACAAATGCTTCCTTGACAGGAAAGGTATTGCCCCGTGGCATATTCTGCATATTAGGGGATGAAGAAGATAGTCTACCCGTAGCGGTGCGACACTGGTTGAAGTCAGCGTAAAGCATATTGCCTATCAGTCTTTTTTTAATGCCCTCCACAAACGCAGATAGATATGTTTCGACTGCACCTAGACGCTCTACCTTTTCCAAGAACTCAATGGCATCTGAATGCTTATCGGGATTCAACGATCTAAGTTGCTTCGCTAAAATTCTTAATTTATTTTTGTCTGTACTGAATCCGTTAGCAGTTACCCATGTGCTATCTGGTGGGAATATCTTCAGACCAGCAACCTCACCTGTCTCCACGTATCTCATACCTGCACCACCGCATTCATGGCAGG